CACTTTAGATAACTCTAACAGTGCATTTTATAGACCATCAACCGACTCCATCCATATGCCAAACAAAGCACAATTTAATGATGCACAAGGTTATTATGGGACATTGTTTCATGAGCTAGTGCACTGGACAGGCCACGAGACAAGAGAAGATAGAAAGCTTAATACTCGTTTTGGTTCTGATAAATACGCATTTGAGGAATTAATAGCCGAATTAGGTGGTGCTATGCTTAGTGGCATCACTGGTGTTGAAGCTACACCAAGAGAAGATCATGCAATCTATCTTAATAATTGGATGCAGTGTTTAAAAGATGAACCAAAAGCTATCCAGAAAGCTTGCAGTCTAGCTGAGAAAGCTTCTCAATTTATTCTTAACAGTTCGTCAATAATAGTAATGAAAGAGGCAGCATAATGAAGGGAATACGTGAAAAACAAAGATTGCTTGTCCAATTATTAACGACAAAAGCTTATAAGGATGGAACGTTACGCGATAGCACAAAATTATTATTAGAAGAAACAATTGAATTTTGTGCAAAATATGAGCGCAATAGGAGGCCATTTCCTCATGATTTCCAAGGGCCAATAATGCCTAAATCAATGGAGATGCCATATCGTGATTATTTAAAAATGATTAACGGATGAAACTAATGCCTCTCTCTGAACTCATGACCATAATCAAACAAACAGCGCTCACTGATTGGGTGGGCGCAATCTTAATCTTTGCAACGTTCTTTGTTGCAATCTCAATTCTAACTTAGGTGATATAATGATCCACTTTCGTAAACCTATAGAGCTTAAACCAAGACCATACACTGCACCCATAATCTTGTTAGAACGTGCAGCAAGAGCTTTACCAAGTTCGATGGTGTGCAAGATCTTGTATAGCGTCTTAGCTGATAATGAGCGCATCCTGGCTAGTGACCTGGATAAATTAGCCAATAAGCTAGGACGCATTGCTCATGAGAGATCAAGACAATGCAAGTAAGCATCAACAGACTGACTGACTTTACCTCAGACCTTGAGCAAGAATTACCAAAGCTATCACGCGATATAATGGACGCGGCAACAAGAATTGAAAGATTAACGTTTCAAGTTGCAGCGTTAAAAACTGAAGTGACTATTTTACAAAAAGAAAAGGAAAATAAACTATGACTAATCTAACAATAGAACAAGTGCAAACAGCCTTATCTGTCTTGGATTGTGCATGTAGGTATATTGTGGAAGAACATGCAAATACCAATGGGCCAATGCAACATAAATTAAATGAACAATTTGCAAAAAATATGTTTTCTTTTTCAGATGTTCGCATCGAATTGGAAAGACAATTAGAACAGTTAATTGATGGGAGTTGGTAAACTATGGAAATAAAATTCACTTACCACGATTTAATGCAAGCAATTGAGGATAGACTCAATGTAACCTTTGACGGCGCAATAGATCTAGATGATTGCGAAACCTATCTTCACGTTGAGATAAGCGAACCAGACAGACAGCCCAAAAAGCATAAGAATGGACGTGTTATGAAAAATGAGCATGGACACCCGATATTTGAAACTGTGGGCTATAAACAACATAGTTTAAGCTTTAACGACGATAGTTATATATCGATTGATATTTATAAGTAAAACCATAGTAAAAAATCTTTCTGCCTTAACCTCTAGGCATCCCGAACACATCACCAAGTGCATCTAAGCATAAACGCAAGGCCACTATACCCCCTTTAGGATCGTGGCCTTGTTCTTTTGCCCATTCGTTAGCACTAGCTCCCTCGACAACCACCCATTGTGCGACGTCTGATAGATCTTTACCGATTGTCCTAAGTGCAGCAAGATAATCAGAAAACGCATCATGCCCTTGATCATCGTTCCCGCGTGTCCCATCCACTATATTTGCATCATAACTCGCTGTAAGCTTTTGTGCTCTCCCTGCCCTACGCCACAATGCATACAACTTCATTCCGGCCTCAAACTGGCGTCTATTGATCTGTTCACGAGAGTAATACCTATCTAGCGGTGTCTGGACCGTCACACGCATCCGTTTAGGGCTTCCTAGACGCTTATCTGTATTTTCGTAAGCGATACCTGAAGTATGCTGCAAACGCTCTCGTGTGCCAAAATCACTAGGCGTGTGGATCGGTTTCTTGCTTTTCGACATTCTCTGCCCTCAAACTTAATGCTAATGCTAAATAATTGATCGCATCCAGGATATTGTCTTCACGCCAGTTCAGATCGTTTCTACCTAGTTTGAACTCCACCATATACATCGCTACCTGACTTGCTGTTATTCTCTCGCCACGTTGCATAGTCCATCTGACTGCCAACCGTTTGAACAATTCATCAGCGTGTCCGTGTTCTCCACCACGTTGTATTAATATATCTTTGCAGTTCTCCAAAACCTGAATTGCTTCATCACTCATTTTCTAATTCCCATTTTCTCCGTTTAATCATTTCTATTTGCCATGCCTTATATTTCGTCAGATTAGGTGCGTTTAAAATCTTTCTCCGATTGGCAATTCCCTCCAACATTCCAAGACATTGAATTTCATTCACCGTAGCCAAAAAATCCTTTTCTTTTAATTCAGCAAAATCAGACGATTTTCGGGTCAAGGTTTCGGGACAGGACATGACAGTATATAAATACTGTCCTGTTGTCCTGAGATGTCCCAAAATAACCTCACCTTGTCCTAGCCGTGTCCTAGCCGTGTCCCCGAGCATGCTAAGTATATTGTTTTTATTGACTTTTTTCAGGACACCGTCTGGGACATCAGGACACAGCCACTTTAGCTTTAAAATTCTCGTGTCCTGAGCGTGTCCTAGCCCAATTTCGAACGGATATTCACCCATCACCCAAATGCCTCCAAAATAACCCCTTTTTCGAGCTTTAGAACACCCTGATCGATCATTCGTTTTATGTGTCTATTTGCTGTTCTTTGAGAACATTCTAGCTCCAATGCAACCGCTTCCTTGAGGTCAGATCTGCTTACCTCGCCGAAATCATTCATTCTATCGAATTGCTCTTTGACCACCTGTTCACCGTAGTCTGGTGATTTTTTATCCAATGGCTTATCTGGTGTCATTTCAAGCACGAGTGAACTTGTGTCCTGACCATCAGCATCAACCAAAGACATAGACAACTTCATAAACGCCAGTGGTTCGCTTTTCTCTTCATCTTTCATCTTGGTGGGTGTGAGTAATATTTTGAAATCACCCCATTGTTCCACCCGATATTCAGAGTCCAACGAGCCATGCAAAGCGTACCCACCACGCCCTCTATCTTTATTCTGGTGGCCTATATGGTGAACGATCATCACAGTGGCTTGATAGCGGTCCTTGAGCCTGTCACATACTTGGACATAAGCCATCATATTTTGGTTATTTTCCTCGCCCTCAAGTGTTCTACTGAGTGTGTCGAGTACAATGAGGTTGAGCTTGCCTATTTGCTCTTGGAGGGCGTCTAGCTCGTTGCATAGGTGTAGTTCACTGTCTGGATCGTTCAGGATTACACTACGATTGCTTTTGGCGAATGGTACGCCTGTTAGGTCTTGTTTGAAGTTCTTGCACCAAGCTGCGACACGTTTAGCGAACCCTGCATGCCCTTCCCCTGCGATATAGGCAACGCTACCTTTTTGCACCTCAAGTTCATGGTATGGTTTGCCTGTGGCGATACACAGCGCCATATCAAGGGCAACAAAAGTTTTGCCTGACCCTGCTGCACCAAAGATCATGGTGAGTGAGTTATCTTCTATTACGTCTTTGATCATCCACTTGGTTGCGGTCATGCGTAGATCGCTCACCATCGTGAACAGTGTGTCTGGTTTTTTAACTGAGGTGAGGCTTTTGTAGACTGCCTCTATGCCTAATTCTTGGTGAAGATCGTTAAAATCTTGGCCTTTTTTAGGTGGCACGACATAGGGTAGCTTGGTTTTCTTTGCCGCTTGGATACCTTTTTCATCGTTATCAGCCGCTACAATGAGTTCAAACTGAGGAAACGCCGTTTGTAGCTTGCTGCATAGTAGCGGTAGGTTTCCAGAGTCTAACCCAAATATACACGCACATCCTGTCATGGCTATCGATGCTGAAGTTGCCCATCCTTCCGCTACGTAAGTGCGTCCTTTGGTAAGCTTACCGCATACACCGAAAACACCTTCCGACTTATCTAGGCCAGTGCTAAATAGTTTCTTTCCATCTGGTGAGATTGTTTGTTCACCCACACGTTGTCTGTGTATGTTAAACAGTGGAATGACTACGTTGTTACCAACAAGTTGAGCGCCTAAGAGATCAACGCCTTTTTTCTCGTGATATGGCCTAGTATCTTCCACGTTAAATTCTTCTTTAGGTTGGAATGTTAAAACGTTGTCCTTGATTGGATCGAGTGAGCACCACAGACCACGTTTGGCGAGTTCGCTTTGGATTGCTTTAAAATCCCCACATTGGCGGCAATGGGTCTTGATTATGCCTTGGTGGTTGGTAATCCAGAACCTGTCTGTCCCTCCACAATTCACACAATACCCATGCCATTCGCCCTTTGCGGTTTGCTTGAGATTTAAACCGTCGATGATGCTTTGGGCGTACTCACTCCAATAAGGTTGTTCATAGTCAGCCATATTTTAAAATGGAATTTCATCGTCCATATCAGGATTTACCGCATCATACTTTGCCGCCTGTTCTTGACCTTCTATTTCTAGGTCAAACGATGGTGTGGTTGGTGCGGGTTGCTTATCGCTTTTTTCATCCATCGGAATACCAAAGGGATCTACTTCATCAACGCCAGTGTTCACCGCATCAAAATCGTCTGATTGATCTGCATATTTCGCTTCTATGACTTGAACGGCGCTGAGTAATAGCTTTATACCCCATTGTTCCTTTTTAGGATTAAAGGTGGGTAGCATTGAAAACTTAATGTTACCTGTTGAGCCACTCCATATGGACAGATCAGCAAGAGGTTGCTTTGCTGCATCTATGACTTTTACGGCTTGCGCGGGAATACCTTTAGTCGTGATACACTTCTTTTTTGCTGTAAAAAAAACTGTTGTGTCTTCATTCTTTTTCATGCTGTGAATAGTGCCAAATTGACCTAATTTACTGTTAATTTTTTTACACTCGTTGAAGTGAGAAATGGCTTGCTTCCATAAATTTTGACCCTCTTCATGCGATACTATGAAGCTTATTTCCCATGCTGCGCCTGGTGTACTTACGCTTACTTTTTCTGACTTCACTTCAGCATTATTCCATAGATAGCCACTATCTAATTTTGGGTATTGAAAGATTACATTGCGTATTAATACGTCTTTAAACTCTGACATTATTTTTCTCCATTATATTTGATTTTCCATCCATTCTTGGGGATGAAGCATTGTAAAAGAGGGCCAACCAGTGCTGTAATCGCCTGTTGCTTTGGCCTCTTTTATTTGTTCCAAAACATCGTCAAGGCGTTCTGCGTAAATACGCATTAGCTCTTGCGACATGAGGAATAGGTTTGTGCTATGTGGGGCTTTCTTTTCCACCACAGCGAAAGCAAAGTAGATACATTGGATACCTTCTTGCTCACATACTCTTTTGTAAAAAGCAGCCTGTATGCCGTATTGAAGATCCACAAACTGTCTAAAGAAGTTTTTCTCTGTTGGGATTTTTCCAAAGGTTTTAACGTCCAGTATGATACCTTTGTCTGTGGTGTATAAATCTGGACGTGCTTTTAATAATAATCCTGTCTTTTTATCTATTGTGTAGACACTGGCTTCTCTTACTGTAGTTTCATTTCTGGCTATCTTGCGTATGTCTTTATGTTTCCACAAAGCTTTGGTCATTTGCAGTGCTTTGGCGTATTCACCCTCCGGCAAGAGCACAACACCGTCTTCTTTGGCTTGCTGATAGTCTTCAGCCCATGCTTTCCCTGCCCTTGTTTTGTGCTTGCCTATGACCGCTTGTTTTCGGTTTTTGCCCTCGAACATGGCATGCACACCAGAGCCAATATCAACAACACTTGGGCTTAGATCCTCACTAGGTTGGCTCGCATGATATGGCGTAGTAGTTAGCCATTTTTTAACAAAGCTAGAGGATATTCCTTCGCTATCGTGATATTCATTGTTGGTGAGGTTGTGAAATATACCTGTCTTTTGCTTATATTCTCGTAGCCATTTATCTTTAGTTTCGTGCATTATTCATCCTCATCGTCAGGATAAATTTTGCCGTGACCGTCACATATATCACAGATTATTTCTTTGCTATGTCCATCACCACTTGGGAAAATGTCGAGATATTCAGTTGAGGGGTGGCGTGTGACCACACCTAATCCGTTACATTCATGACAATGGACAGTATTCACAGTGGCTTTTCTAACTGGCTTTATCTTGATTGGTGTGATTGCCATTAGTTCACGCGCCAGTGAACAGAACGCATCCACTGTCATACTTACGAGATCCAGGTTTTCATCCCAATCACCACCCACCGCCTTGGCGAACGCATTTATTCTTATGACTGCTATGCTTGGTTGTCGGTCAAAACGATATATAACACAGGGGAATTTACCCACTCTATCCGCTGCACGTTGGGCTTGTTCCATCCATGCGTGTTTAAAACCACCAGATACACGCCGCTTACACTCAATAACAAATGGGAAGTTTTCTGCTTCACATACTAAATCGCCATGATCAGCTTCTCTGTATTGATTGAGCTCACGTTGAAAAACCAAACCAAGATTATCAAATAAGGCTTTTTTAATCTCTGATTCGTACCCAACACCCTTGGCGCGACTATTCACCATCGTACACTACCTCACCTCGTTGGGCAGCTTGGACAAGTCTTATGGCGTCTTGAATGTCGTCTTTAATTGTGAGCCATGCTTCCACTGGCACGTCATTGTTAGTGATCTTTTGGATTTTCAACGCGGTCACAACACTTGGTACAACGTCACCACTAATGTAACGAGATAATGTGGGTTGGGATACGCCGATTCTCTCAGCGAGAGATGCCTGTGATACCTCTTTGGTGATCATATACTCAAATAACTGCAAGATTTCTGCCTAAATTTTGTCGATTTAATTTAATTCATAATCCTATAAAGTTTTTAGTGTCAACTAAAAAAAGTCATTTTGCATAAAATTTGAATACTATACAGGTAAGTTTAATTTACTTAAATACGATATTTTCCAATATAATATAACTAAATTGATATTTTATGCAAAAAAAATATTCAATTAATATTCATATTGATAGAATATTATCTATAGTGCTTGACATATTAATTCATATGTGAATAAAATACTTCAGTGACTATCGAATGGAAAATGAATATGGATTATTTCAATAAGACTTATAGAAGCAAAAAGAGGTGCAGTTTTACTGGTGGGTATTTGTCAAAAAAAATTGGCAAACATCACAGGGCATTAACAAGATTTATTTTTCAGTCGGATATTAAGAAAACACAAAGTAGTGTTGTTAATGAAATTTCGGGTATATCTTGGGCTAATCAGTTCAAGTTTATGTACACAAAAAAAGGCCCACCAATGAAATGTTTTTTTGACAGAGTTCGTGATGCTCGTCTTGGCCTCAAAATAGGTGCAGACCAGTATTACGGTTTAAAAACAGATGAATTTAGGTGGGCTATTATTTACCCACCGCCATAGAATATAGAAAGTGGGGGACATTGTGTTTACTAGAATATACGATGTTAGAACTAAGTTAAAAGTTAAACAGGACGAGCTAGCAAAATTGTCAGGCGTGAGTCAAAGCCAAATAAGCAAATATGAGAAAGGTGAAGTAACAAACCCAAGTTTTGATAAATTAGTAAGATTAGCAGAAGCACTTGGGGTTACAGTAGACGATCTTAAAACTAAAACCGATGATCAAGAATTTTCACCAGTACGACAGACCACATCAGCCGTGTTCGTTCCTTTGTATCAAGGGAAAACAAAAGTGAGAGAGTTGAACGATGCCTATGCAGCCCGATTGGGTTTTAATAGGTTAGCTCACCAACAAATTAGAAAACCAAGTTTCTTGGAATATTCTGATACTGCTTACGCCATGACCATTTATGGTGATCATATGCAGCCGCGCTATCGTGAAGGTGATATAATCTATGCAGACCCACAATTAACGCCACAAGATGAGGACGATGTAGTAATATCGTTCAAAGTGGATGGATCGTTTGTTGGTGTGGTGAGAGAATTGGTAAATATGAACGCAAACAATATTACGTTTAAAGACCTACAAACAGGAGAAACTAAGATGTTTTCTCTTACTGATCTATACGCGGTTCATGTGGTGGTTGGATCACAAAAATTTAGACCAAATCAATAAAATAAAATTGTAAAACTGGCCTGGAAATGGTAATGTTTTCTGAGGCCAGTTTACACAAACTAGCCTCACGAAAATCTTAGTGTAAAGTTATGATGTACTCGTCACCATATACCTCTTCAGGGCGTATTTGGCGATAATGTTTATCAGTCACATCACTGCCAACTTTATGCCCGACAAGCACTTGCACATGGTCTTTGCTTTTGTTCTCATTTAAAAGCTTGTTAATGTAAAACCTACGCAATCCATGAAAACCAAACTTTTGCACATTTGCCTTAACACAGGCTTTGTGCAGGACCGATTTCAACACATCGCTTGCTGCGAATAAATTACCCTTGGCATTGGTAAACAGCCATTGACTATCGCTAACTGATTTAAGCTGTGCCAAATCATCTTTGAGGTCTTTGCTTATTCTAACGATACGATTGCTTCCGGCGGTCTTAGTATCGCCTAGCTCACCCCTGTCATTGCTTAGTCTAATGTGGATCTTATCACCGTCGATAGCATCCCACCGGAGAGCAAGTATCTCACTGATCCTCATACCGTTTGCAGCGGCAAGCTTGATCATAACTTTCTTCCAATGCACCCCTGTCACATTCAGTATTGCAAGAACTTCCTCTTCAGTTGGTGTGTAACGCTCTTGTGACTCCCGCGTTTCTAAAGGATCAAGGTCAACACAAGGATTGTGTTGCACCAAGCTTTCTTGCCGGAAAAACTTAAATATCCTACGCAAAGTCCCGACGATTGTGTTTGCATACTGTGGAGACATTCGCTTCTCTAGTTCTTTTTGGAATTTCATTACGTTTTGTGTGGTAATGTCCTCAATATCCATATTGCCGAAATGCGGTAGGATATGTTTGTTAATATGCACCAAAAGAGTTGTGCGCCTGTTAGGTCTTAGCTTACGCCCATATTTAGAGTCACTCTTAAAGTTCTCAACTCTTTCGTCTATCTCAGCTTTGTAGAGCGTAATTCGATCCACCAGAAGAGAAGATTGCTCCTTATCTAACGTGCCATTGTATTTTAGCTTTATGTCTTGTTTCTGCGCCCAAGCTATCGGCTCTCTGCCCTTTGGAACTTGTCGCATTTTCTCAGTGTTGGTTTTCTTATCCATATATCGGATTACATAGGTTTGCTCACCCCTGCGTTCTCGTAGATGTAATTTAAGGTGTTTACCTTCCCATAGTGCCATATTTTCTCCATTCATTATCTTATCAGGTAAAGACTGTTTTACCCTTTTATCTTGTTATTCTATTCATGTATGAATGGTTATGTCCATAAAAAAAGAGGCGTACCCCACACGAGATACGCCTAACTTATTGATAACAATGTAATTTAAATTATATTCATGCAATATTCACGTTATAGGTAATATTCTTTTGCCAAGGTAAATGTCGAGAGTTCGAATCTCTTCGCCCGCTCCAATATTTATCCATTAAAAACAATCACTTACGACAAGTTATTTCTGAATATTTTTGCGGTAAGATTAGAATACTCGTGACCAAAATGGCTTGGTCACTGGATTGCATTTACTTTTCGTGACCATTACTTCAGCCACTCATAGATTCGAAAGGTCTGCTCGGTGCGTTCAGATAAATGATTGTATCCGCCATTTACTTTCTTGGTGACACGTTTGCATGTGTCTTTGCTCACACCCTCATCACAGATCTTCCAAAGCCCTCGCCGCTTGTTGAAGTACCATAAGGCAGACTCCATAGGATAGTGTGACGAGATCAGTTGTGGCTCATCCATCACGTCCGGCAAGCGCATATCTGACGCAAACTTACGCACGTTTGCTCTGCCAGTAATTTGTAAAAATCCACGCCCTCGAAAAATCCAACCATCATCTGTATTTACATTGCCAAGTTTAGATTTCTCACTACGGTTTTTGTCCATGTATACATAGTTTGCTAATGATCTTGGGTTTTTTGAATATGGCTTGGCATCAGCCCTAGTTTTAAAATATCTGCCAAATACTTTCATCAAAGCATCAACTGAATAGTTTAAGTTTTCCTCAACAGCTTGAAAGTTCATACTCTCAATACAAACCTGTCCTAGAAAATGTGCAGCCCTTTCTGGGGACATTTCATAATAATTCATAATTCCTTTTGCTGAATTAGGCCCGAATTGACCATCTGGCGTACACCCACAACGTTGCTGTAGGTTTCTAAATCCTTCACTCATTATCTTTCTCCACTGGCTTACGGCCCCATTGCCGCGTGTAACCAAATTCTTCATAGCTCTCAGCCCACCGATTTTCCGTAAATGTCGCAAACCGGATGAGCATTTCGTTCTCTGTGTAAAGTTGGTCAATCCACTCAGAATTATCTTTAACCTGGGTTTCTAGATGTTCGATCCGGTGAGCCTGTTTACTTACCCACCAGACACCACCTACCAATTGAACCAACATGGCAAGCACAAGACCAAGAGGAAGCTTCAAATCGCTCATTTCTTCACACCGTAATACTTAGAAACTGCACGATTACCGAACCAGAAAGACATGATAGCCGCGAACAGACCTTGCGTTTCTGGCGTCCACATTAAAGGTATGGCGTCTTGCCAATTTCCACCTTCAGCCATTACTTTGAGCATTACGACTACTTGTACGGCAACGAATAAAGCAAAAAAAGCATAAGTGATAACAGGCCGCACACTGCCTCGTAATGCGTTGACAAAACCTCCGGCATCAATTGCATCATGCTTATACAACCCCTCAGTTTCCTTGATCTCCGCTTGCTTATCTATGATGTTTAATTTTAGCTCGTTGCGCTTGGTCATCATGTCCATTTCAACGCTCATTCGCTCAAGGTTGTGCTTATGATCTTGGCTTGCTTTAAAGTAGTTGAGCACCTCCGGCAAAAACGACGTACCAAAGCCAAGTAAACTGCCTAGTAATGTCATCATTGGTCACTCTCCATTTGCATGGTTGTTTTCTTTGTTTCTGCTTTTGCTGAATAAGCATTAAAACCCATAAACGCTGCCACAACTCCACTAGCCGCAATAACGTAAACGCTCGCTATGTCTGTGATTAGGCTTGCCGCTTTGTCGAAACCCAACACCGATGCAAGCAAGATGATAAACGGATAGATCAGCATACCCATCAAAGCAAAACCTGTGAAACGTCGCTCTGCATTTCGCTTTAAATCACGGTCAATCATTTCCAGGCGTCGATCTTCAAGTGCAATCTTGTTCCACTCAGCACGTTCTATAACACCGTTTCCGTTCGTGTCAGCCTTGTCAAACTCTGTCATTTGCTCGCCTCGCTACATTTAACGCAATCTTTTTCTCACGAGTGATAACCACCACTCGCCCTTTGCTGTCATAAACAACAAATTTTTTCTTAATTTCTCTGAGTTTCAAAGGTCCAGTTTAAGACACACCACTTTTGCTTTATCGCTTGTCACAAGTACGCTTGCGTCTTCTAACGCTTCTTTGCACACAACTTCTTTGGTGAAACTTTCTATATGGTAATGTTCGAACCCAGAGGTTGACAATTGAACCCACAACAAAACCCACATTCACCAACGCCCCTGATAGAGTCCAACACCGTAAATCATTCCACCCAAAGTAGCACCGCCAATTATCAAACAACCAATCGTAGCGCCGAACGTAATTAATTTTTCTAATGCTTCCTGTTTTTTATAAAGCTGTTCTTTGCGTTGCTTACGAATTTGACCTTCAATCTTTTTAAGTTCTTTGACGTAGCTTGGCCCCCAATGTGCGCTCAAAAAAGAGTATAATTCTTCCCTCATATGATCCGCTTTAGTTTTGGCCTCGAAAACTGCCAAGGCTTCAGCTTCAACAGAACCAGACATTTTTTTCCACCAAGGAATATTATTCTGCTTATGCTTTTGCTCTATATGATTGAGGTCTGACATTGCGGAAGCCCATTGGGAAAGTTGGCCCACGCAATCTTGCATTTCCCTACCCGCATTTACCGCTTTTTTTAAATAACCTACGGCGGAAGAAGCGGCACTAATTGCCGCTGTCACGGTAATTGGGTCCATTTTAGCCCATAAATGTCATTCTTAGCAGAAGCAGTAAACTTGCACCACTTATTGCTATCATAATTGCCTCAAGTCGCTTAATCCGATTGTAGAGATCTTTAAACTGAATTTTCATTTCAGTTTTGATTTCCGCAACCTGGATCTGCAATTCATCAATACGCTTGTGTGCAGACGATACCGTTCTTTTATCCATTTTAGATTGCCTCTATTAAACGTTAGGGTAACGTGTTTTGATTTCTGCACGTTTATCTAGCCATTGCTGTTCTGTGCTTATCCCTGCTTTCCATTTGAAATATAAAGGATCACTTTCGTTCTGATATGCAGCTAATCTTTTTGCATCAATTTCAGCTTGTGGCTTACCCAAAACAATAGCGTCATATTCAGCTTGGATTTCTGTTTGGCTTGGCGTGGCCCCTGAGTGATCATCAGCCCAAGTTATCGTTGATAAATCCGCACCAACCATCGTAAACTTTGCATTTTCATTTAAGTTATAAATAGCTTTAAAAAGCGTCATAATATCCATTATACAGTCACCTCTTCAAACATAAAAAACCCATTTTGAAATGCAGATCCACCGCTCTGGGTGGCAGGGGATAATGACATAAACGCACCAGAGCCAAGTGTTGCAAACGTGTCAAAATATGTTCTAGTCGTTATTCTGCGAACAACTTGAATGTGTATGCTATCTTTATTAAAATCTGTACCGCTTGCATTACTTTGGTGGTTATATGCGGTATCATATTCCTTAGTTGTAATTGAACTTCGGTTGCTGCTAGTCGTGGCAGTGCTTGTAGTAGACCTTAATTCTAAATTAAAACCACCACTTGTTCCGCTAAATTTTCCATAAAGAGCTTGAGGCACAATGTAAGTTATTAATGTATAATTATTAGAATCGTTTTGCAAAAAATTGGGCGTTCTATCTGTCGTTGTGCCTGAAGCTGTAAGCTCGTTCCAATATACGTGTGTGAATGAGCTACTTGAAGCACTTACCCCTGCACCAGTAAAAATCTTTAAATTGCTTATTGGGGAACTTCCACCGCTACTTGCCGTTGCAAAGGATAAAGTTCCACTCCCATCGGTTTGCAAAACTTGGTTTGCAGTACCATCTGAGGACGGTAGCGCAAAAGTTCCCGAAAAATTACTTAACTCTAACATTCTTGCGGCGGTCATTCCCGAACTTGCTAACGAGTTTATCTCTGCGCCAGTTGAGGTAATCGTTGTCCCACCAACCTTAAATGCTGTAAAATCCGGTGAGGTTAATGCACTCGTTCCAACATCCATATCTTTGAGATGCCCCATGATAGCTCTCATAGCGTTATTGACGTTGCTAGGAGCCATGCCCTCATCTATGTCAATGTTGGCTACATCCGTGTTCGATGAAGCCGTAGCACTATATTGCGCTATAGTGTTCTTAGCCATTATTCAAATTCCTCTTCTAGTAATTCTGAACCATCAAATATTCCCGCTTGCACCAAAACAGCGTTTAGCCTTTTATTTCGTGCAGCTTTTAGTTTTGCCGTAGTAGGTCTTTCTAATAAATCAGCCATTAACTTTGGATCTTTTATTGCTTCAGCAAGAATGGTCTTAACTCTGAGCTTTGGCATCTTGTCGAAAACCTTTTGTGCGGTTCTTACCCCTGCCCCTGCCAATACCAATGGAGCACCCGCCGCCTGTCCTAGCGCACTAGAACCGCCTAAGTTTGCACCACCTATTCTTAATAAAAGATCAAAGAATATATCTTCTTTGCCTAATAGGTTTTCAAACTGATCTGTGTTTGCCAATGCGCTTTCAAACTCTTTTGTCTTGGCTATTAAACGATCAACGTTTTTCATTTGCTGTGAGTTGAACAAGCCGTTTACCATCAAGCTCTGCCTAACAGTCTGATTACCTGTTTTTGCATTTAATATTTGTTCAAGCCTATTACCGGATATCATTCCTGATCCAGTAGAGGCACTATCTAATAGTGTCTCGTACACACCATATCTTAGGCCATCCATAACGCTTGGATCTCTTGATCTCTTAGCAAGCCTAGAAACATCCCTGATGCCCCCTGCAACATCATTTGATTTCAAAACGTTTAAAACAAAATCGTTTACATTGTTCGTGCCTAGCACCTTGGCTGTAGTAGACTTTGTTCTTGCAAACTTGGTCCCATCTTGAGCTTGCTTGGTTACTCTTTCAGCTAATCGTGCGGCTGTTTCAGTGCTTCTAAAAGAGTCGGTCAAACCTAAGTCTTGTATTGTTTGAGCGTTAGACTTGATAAATCTATCAAGCTCTTGAGGGTTAATAGAACCATCATAATTTGTGGCTTTATTTGCAAAAGATTGCAGAAAGTTTTGCTGCAACTGCATCATGTCACCAGATTGATCACCCGCTGCATTTCGTAATGCTTGCAGATTAAGTAAAGTTTGCTGATCTTGCCCACTTCTCGCAACGTCTAGCGTTCTAGTAGGATCAACGGTTATACCACCATCACGATCAAAACCTAATGTTTTACCTACAAAACCCTCAGTAAACTTTCTGTTAAGTTCCCTTGAAAATGCTCTTGCTGTTTTAGCTATATCTCCTTCAACTGGCTCTAAATCTTTAAGTATGCCATCAGAAACTTCACGATACATTCTTGCGTCATTAAATCTTTTTTGCGCTCTAGCCTCTCTAGCAAGCTCTAAATAACGACTTCTAGTCCTTAATAGGTTGCCAGTTGTAGTCTCGCCTTTACCAAGATTTTTCTTTTTCTGATCTTTCTTTATGTCTTTTATTACCGCTTTTAATGGGGCGGGTAATTCCTCACCAGACGCTAAAGACGCTTTTACCTTATTATATGCTTCAAGCGTATTATCAGCTTGCACTGTAAGATCACGCTTAACACCTGACCAAAGTTGGTTTTCTGTATCTCTTGCCGTTTTAAGAGCCGTTTCTACAATATCTCTAGCTTGTGAATTTACTTGAGCGCGATCCACGTTAGGCATGTTGGTTGCCTGTAAATCTTGCGCCCTCTTTGCAGCGGTTTTTACACGTTCGTCCAAGGATTGTACTAGGTAATCTTGTCTAGCTTGTGCAGCTAATCTTACCAATTCAGGATCACCACTTGTTATCGCTGCGCGGTAAGCATCATTAAATTCATTAATAGCTTTCTGCGTTTGCTTTGCTACATCTTGACTAATTTGCCCACCAGACCTAACAAGCTCATTCTCAATTGCTAAAAAGCCTTGGTTTCCTGTGATCTGTCCGGCTGTACCACTACCTGTCGCGGTGCGTAACTTCTTAGCCTCACTTTCTAAATCTAACCCACGATCTAATTGATCTTTTTGCACTAACCTAGCGGCCTCTCTTTCCTTACCGCTTGGCGTCAACGTGCCTAATGCTCTTGTAAGGTTAGCTGTAAGAGTTGGCAAAACAGTTGATAAAACAATAGGAGAAAACGCCCCTGCTAATTCTCCATACATCCTACTTGTAGGATCACCTGGATTAACTTGTTCTGCAACACCCGCACCAATTGAAGGAGCAAGGGCTAGTCCTGTTTCTACCGCCGCTGTAGTTCCTGGGTTTGCCGCCGTAGTCTTTATTATATCATCAACAGTTTGTGATACTATATTTGATTTTGGTGCAGCTTTAGCTGTCGCGTCTAATGCTGATACTTTTCTTGCCGCGCCAAAAACAGGAAGTATCGTTCCGACTGTTTGACCAAAAACCTCACCGCCTTGAGCGAATGGTCTTTGATCTTTTGGCAAGTCCTCAATGTCTTTGTACCCTAAATCAAGTAAGCCCGACATTGTGTTTCGTATAGATTGAGAACCGCCTATCGGGTTCTCAGTAATAGGTCCAAAGCCTTGTTCACCAGGAAGTAGATTTAATAACTTTGGTAACTGATTTATTGCGTCAACAGGAGCACCAAGAACATCAGCCAAACCGACATTGACCCCTCTTCCGGCCCCTTCGACTCTTTCCCCGAGCGACGATTTTGATACCTCAAGAAAGGCTTGTTTAACAGTTTCAAAATCAGGCGTTCCCTTCTTGTCTTGGTTATCAACGAGCCATTGAGCAAATTCATTAGCGGTAGACATTATCGATCCCTTCTTAAAATATCGACTGCTTGATTTACTACGGATGCTTGTGTGCCGTAATCTCTTT